CCGTGTAGTAACCTTGGAAGGGTTACATTCTACCACTAAATTATAAACGCATTGTTAGTACTTATTGGAGAAGCTTTAAGTGCTTTTATTTTATTAGCTAACTTCGATACTTGACATTAATGATAAATCATTTCCTAATCCAACCTTTCTTCTTGAATCAAAAGAGTGCAAAAATATAAAAATAATAATAATAATAAACTTAATGATATATATTATAGTCATTAACTATATATTTTTCCGATACCGGGATTCGAACCCGGGTCAAAGCCTTGAAAGGGCCTTATGCTAAACCGCTACACCATATCGGATAAGTGTTCTTATTAAGAACATTTATCTAAACTAATTTATGGACATTTATGAAATGACCATAAACAAAATGTCAGGTGTGGGGTTCGAACCCACGCGCTTTCGCAGCAGATCTTAAGCCTGCCTCCTTAACCACTCGGACAACCTGACAATCAGACATTATAAATATCTGATTGTTATATTAACTGGGAGCTTCCCTAATACTACTATATTGTAGGCTCTTTAAATAGATTAACGTCAAGTATTTGCAGTTTCCGATACTTTACTAAATCACTTAAAGTCATTATATTATATATGATTTATCTTCAGATAGCTCAGTTGGTAGAGCAGGGGATTGTAGTCTTAAGGCTATGATACGGATCTCCCCAAGTCACTGGTTCGATTCCGGTTCTGAAGATAGTTTATTTTTTTGATTTATTATAAATAATTCAAAAATATATATTTAACGTCTATTTATTCATCATTGCTATCACTACTATACGAATCCCCTTTTAGGTCTGAAGAGTCTGAATCATATGAATTATCATAATCATCTACATATTGTTGATTTCTGTTAAAACAACAACATAGATATTGTATTAATCTATTTTTAAATGGTTTATGTATTGTCTGTTCTACATAGGGATATTTAGCCATTTCCGTGCTAAAGCTTCCTCTTCTTTTTACCATTTGTTTATCTAATAAGATTGAAGAATTAGTTATTCAATTTTATTCTTCATTCATCATCATTATATTTATATAATTTTTTGGATGCATAACTATCGTTATAATATCCATTTTTATTAGATTTATTCTGTATTTCAAATAATTTTGTAATTTTATTAGATGATTGCTTATATCTATGTTTTGAATTATAAGATACATCCATACTGTTAAATTATGCCATGAAGGATTATTTATAATTGCTTGCGTAATAATATATTTTTGCGTTTGTCTCATTTTATCTTTATAAATATGCTCGGGTTTGAGTTTGTAACCATTTGTAAATAAAGTATTTAACGCATTTTTATCATTGAAAGTGAAATACATAAATGTTGTTAAAAATCCTTTTTGTGTTTTAGTTTGCTCTATAAGAAGTTCTGTCTGCTGTTCAATAACTGTTCGCATAAGGGTATCCCAAGAACGATCCCAGTTATCAAAAGATAGTGCTTGAAGACGCTTATCTGGTGGTAATCTTAAAAGGATGCTTTCTGTGAAACATAAAAGATCGCTATTCTGTTTAATAATTTTAAGAGGTGTTTCGCCTAAATCATTAATAGAATACATATCTTCATTCGTTGTAAATTTGAGAGCTTGAAATTGTTCTTCTACAATATCTATATCCGTTGGTTGTTTATTCACACATGCATAGGCAATACAATGTACAAAAGTATTATTATTAATGTCTTTGTAACCACAATGTAAATGTTCAAGTGGCAATATTGGATATTGATACATGAATTTATCTTCCCATATACACCACGTCATTTCTGTCATTGCTTTTAAAAAAATATCAATTCTATCCAGCGATTTTATCTTTGTAATTAAATCAATAACCCATTTACACTGTTCTTCTTCTGTACTAGTTATATACATTGTTTCAAGCACATTATCCCTATTCAACAATGAATATTGTGAATATAAAATACTGGGCTTTAATCCTCTTATTCGTATATTATTTTCTATTGTCATATAGGGTTTTAGTTTATCGTCTGTTATACGTGTTTCTATAATAGTTCTTGCTGTTTGTGATAAATTATTTATAACTGCTTTTGGTGCAAAAGCATAAATACTCATTTGAAGAGTCGCTACTAACTATTCCTTTTAGTTTGTTTATATCGTTGCTAATTTGTATATTATATTGTTATATTGTTATATTGTTATATTGTTATATTGTTATATTATATTGTTATATTATATTGTTAACGTCAAGTATCGAAGTTAATTACACCCTTTAAAAAGGGGGTGTAATTAAGTTTCTGATACTTTAGTAACTACATCTGTACAAAAGTTAATCGCCTTTGGGAGCCATTAACTTTTGTATAGACGGTATTCATGTTAAAATTGAATATTATAATATTTATGTTTTTATTATAAAATTAATATAAGAGAAATGACAAGCTTACCTTGCTATGAAATTCTTGGACTTAATCGTAATATTGAACAAACATCACAAACTATATATACTGCTTATAACAGATTGAAAGATCTGGTGGTTGATACCCAAATACAAAATGATTTGAATAGTGCATATGAAATACTAATAAATACGAAATCACGTATTGCTTATTCATTGAATTGGACACCCTTTAACGAAAGTGAATGGGAATGGCAAGAATTTGTTGATGATGATGGAGTTATTCGTTCTTTGGTGCGAAAAACCAAAAAAGAAAGAACTCAAGAATGGATTCTTGGTGATAATAATGAACGTAAAAATATTAAAAAACAAAAAGATAATGACCGAAAACTAAATCGTAATAAGCGACGTGGAGATTATGGATACGATTAATGCTTACAATTGGGTCCATGTTGATGTTGATGCTCGTCAACTATACCCCATGTTAGACGAAATAGACCTTCTGCAGAAGCATAACGGCGCCACCATGCACGAATAGCTATAGACATCTCTGTCCATTTTTCTTGTGAAGTAGTATCAACTATTTTTTTAACATCTTCTGGTGTCTTAGCTAAGAAGTAATGAATATTCTCTTTGGGTTTAGCACTATAATTTGTCATATCAACACCTGGTGTTATAATTGGAACAGTACCTGTGGCAAAATACTCAATTTCTCTGTTACATTTTGGTCCGTAACCAGGAAGACATAGACCAAATCTAGATTGACATAACAGATCTAAATATTCTTCTTGATTATACTTATATTCTCCTCCTGTTGAATCTATTGGCATGTGAAAAGTATGAATTACACTTTGCCAATCATGTGTTGTGCGACGTTCTTTCTGAACACCATTCTCTATTCTACCTAGAAATATAGAAGGGATTTTACGTTCTTCATACGAAATTAGAGGTTTATTTGTTGCAACCATAGATTCTATAGCTCTTGGAGAACGGGGCCAAAAAGACCATACACGGTCCTTATGTATAAGCTTTTCTGGACAGCTATTTCCAAATAGAGCTAAATTATAAGCTGGATTGTCTAACCAACGCATAGTAGGTCTATCATAGAGTAAAACATTTCCTATACCCTGCCACCATACATAAGGAGTATCTTCACGCCTTTCCACTATACAATAATTACGCTCCTCCCAAATTTTAACCATTTCACGAAATGTATCACCTGTATGTTCGTGTATTCCAGATAACGCTTTTCCATATGGAAGAGTAACTAACGGTATTAATGCTCTGGGTACTTGAGCTTTTAGAGTTTCCGAAAAAAGGTGTTCTTTCATAACCTTCTCCATATCTTCAATTATATGTTGTCGTTGATATGGAAGAGGTTCTCTCTTTACACCTATCAAAACATAATTAAGATTGGATGCTCCTGCTAGATGAATATGATCTCCACGGGGCTTAATATCAGGCATAATCTCTACTACAGTTTTATTATTCTGCATAAGCCATATCCAGTCTAGGGCATCCCACTCATTTTCACTTGACGATACTACTAAATCTGCATTCATTAAGGCTCTTAAACGACTTTCTGTAGGAGTTGTAGAATCAACTATTGTTATAGACCACATACCACGGTCCTTTCGATGAAAAATATTTTTAATTAATTCACTACAGAAATCATTTGACATAATTGCATCAACGCCTCTATCTGCTACAATTATCGCTCTTGGCGTTGAATTAGGCTCGACAGGTGGTAACATCTTACGCAAAATATCGATATTCTCTCCAGGAATTTCTGTGTAATTTGGAGGTGTCAAAGCATATACTGATTCTGATACATATTGACAATCCTGTAAATATGGAATCATAGTTATATTTTCCTTACTCCAAACTAGAAGTTGTAAAGCTTTCTGAGTATCAGGATGTGTACTTACTATAAATTCAGGTGTTTCGTTAGTATGGGTATGTACTCTTAAAACATTTGGTAAATATCTTAAAAACCACTGACTTGCGGAATTTACTATTTCTGGTGGAAAATATACAGCTATCATACTAGGAACGTGAACTGTATTTGCTAAAATTGTCAAAGGTACATCGGTCCATGCCTTTCTCCATACAGGATTCTCACTTACATATAGGTTGTTATAATCACAAACTACACCTGTTGGCATTGTAAATATAGTATTTGTATTATTCACAAACTTATAAAGTATATCATCTGTAGGTGTATGTGCTTTATTAAATATATTTGGTGAATCTATTATATATTTATAAGTTGTATCATTGCGAACCATCATATTGCATATTGTCTCAGCAGTAACCTTATCTACGTATTTAATTGAACGGGCAAACGTACGCGGATTATTCTTTTTCCAGCTATGTACTTTGTATGGTGCTATATCTTTTACTACATTGTAATCTTGAATACCGGTCGGTTCTACATATAAAAACAAGGGTTTATCTATTACATCTGATGTTACATAAGTACGTATATTTGAATTGTGAAGATGGTATGTCTTAATTGAATATGCCGGATTGCTAACTACAAACTTCTTTTTGAGCATTGCTACTGTTAATGCATTATCACATCCTGATATACCAAAGTTGAATCCAAAATCAGCTTCTGTGATCTCAAAATCTATGGATGAAGACCATACAATCCATGTATCTTGAGAGTCTGCACGCGGTCCAAATATTACAGGTTCGGCATCGACTTGAACGTCATATCGCAGAAGTGCTAGAAATTTCATATGTAGATCGATATTATATAACTGATTGAGTGTAGAATCCATATATATATCAGAATTTGCAAATATAACAATTGTATCTTTTGGAATGTGTGTCTTAATATAGTTAAGAACATCGTAATAAGTCAGACGATGATTAATGTTCACTTGTTCTATCTTGCTTGATGTGGGTATATCGTCATATAATTTCTCATTTAGAAGAATAATTTTATCAATAGATGTACATTCTATATTCTTTTCCAATGTTCGATTTATCTCTTTTGCTCTTTGTGATTTTGTTGGTTGATAATACTGTTGTATTAACCATATAGCAGGTACTACATTTTCTGCTATTGAATAATGATCTATAACCTTAATTGTTCCATTGAATATATTTTGCTCATTCTTAATTTCTACAGGTACTACAAATTTATGAAATCTCATCATTTGTGCTATACATAATAACCATTTATCTTTAGAATCAGTATCTTTTAGCTCTGTTAAAAATGGATAACGTTGATAAATTTCAGTTGTTGCTAATATTGATGAGTTTGTAGACACGTTAAGTTTTAGAGCTACAAGCCATTGCGGTGATGCAATAATAAAACTTTTAGGAGAGTTACAAAACCATTTTGTCCACTTCTCCTTGAGTTCAGATGTAGGTATCCCATATAAAAATATTATATCTGGTTCAAATACTATAGGGTCGTCTTCTGTTATAATAGTACTCCATCTCTGCCATCTATCATTGGAACCTGTGAGTCCATCACGAAACCATAGAAGTGTACGATTTGTTTTTGTTAAATTTGCTTCTGTTCGCATTATAGTTATAGGTTTTCCGGTCTTCGGATTAACCGCCTTCATCTTACATCTATATTTACGTTTTTTGCTTAAACCGATTTTTAAATGTAATATTAGAGAATTCAAAATGGATCAACCTGATAATTCGCATTTCGGTGGTGTATTCTATATAAACTTAGAACGACGTAAAGATCGTCGTGAAGAGATAGAAAAAGAATTAAATAGTGTAGGGCTAAATTTTGAACGTTTTGATGCATTCGATAGAAAACCTGGTATAGTTGGTTGCGGATTATCCCATCTTGCTGTTATAAAAGAAGCAAGAGATCGTGGTTTACCAAATGTACTCATTTTTGAAGATGATTTTGAATTTTTGGTTAAAAAAGAAGAATTCTGGACGCATATTAATGCTTTTTTTAATACGTGTATTCCATACGATGTTCTTATGTTTAGCTATAACATAGAAAAATCATCACCTTATAATGATTTGATATTTAAAGTTGATTCAGCTACCACTGCTTCAGCATATGTAGTTCATTCTTATTTTTATGATTCAATTATTAATCTTTACGAAGAAAATTTACCTATACTTGAAAGCACAGGTAAACACTGGATTTATGCTAATGACCAGATATGGAAAAAACTACAACCAGCGGCACGATGGTATGCATTTAATAGTAGATTGGGGCGACAACGTGGCTCATATAGTGATAATTCTCTTCAATATATTTTTTCGGGCATGTAAGCTTATGCGGCATGTAAGCTTATGCGGCATGTAAGCTTATGCGGTATATAGATTTATCAAAAATAGATTTCATAATAAATGAGCAGGTGTAGAATAACCAAAAATCAAACTTCCGGTTCAGGATTTACAAAAACATGTGACACAGAACTATCTAAAGAAATGAATAGCAAATTAAAAGACTTAATGGAACTACGCAATAAACAAGATGCTGAACTAAAATTGGAAACTTTATCTGAAAAAGAGTATGAAACAAAATATGGTAAACAGCCCAAATCCACAGATAGTAATACTACTGGATAAGTTTTACGGTTAAGGATTTAAATATATATTTAATATAAATATTAGGTAAACATATATTTAATGAATGGAGCAATAAGCCTTGTTAAAAAACTTTTAGAACGAAATGTTACTACTATTTTTGGTTATCCTGGTGGGGCTATTTTACCTGTATTAGATGCCCTCTCTACGAATGGTAATGGTATAAAATATTATCTATCTAGAACTGAACAAGGCGGAGGTTTCATGGCAGATGGTTATGCTAACGTAACAAGAAAAATAGGAGTCGTAATGACTACATCAGGTCCAGGTGCACTTAATACAATTACCTGTCTACAAAATGCGTTGAGTGATGGAACGCCTCTTCTAGCATTAACAGGTCAAGTTTCAACAGCTGTTCTAGGTACGGACGCTTTTCAAGAGGCAGATGTCATAGGAATATCGGCAAAATGTACAAAATGGAACAAAATGATAAAAAATACAACCGATATTCATAGTTCTATTGATGAAGCGATTAATACAGCTCTTTATAAACGTCATGGACCTGTATTATTAGATTTACCTAAAAATATTATGAGTAGTCCGGTTATTAATAGTAGCAATAATGATGTTAGCAATAAAAGCGAAGATGATGTAAATATTGGATCCACTTTAGACTATACCGAAATTACACAAATGATATTGAAATCAAAACGACCTGTTATTTTAGCAGGAAAGGGAGTTATACAAGCGGGTCCTGATGCTATTCGTAACTTGCGTAAATTAGCAAAACTATATAATATTCCTGTTACTACAACACTTATGGGATTGGGTATTTTTGATGAAAAGAATTCTCTTTCTCTTAAAATGCTTGGAATGCATGGTTCCTACTATGCAAATAATGCTATACAGAATTGTGACCTTTTATTAAATTTTGGAAGTAGGTTTGATGATCGTATAACAGGAGATGTAACTAAATTCGCAAAAAAAGCCACCATTGTACATGTTGATATTTGTGGAAAAAATATCAATAAAGTCATCAAAACACCTTATTATATCAATGATTCGTGTACAGATGTTCTTAAAAATCTTGTTGAAAAAGGGGTGCTTATGGAGAACAATACAAATCGTAATGCTGAATGGCTATCCATTATTCGTATATGGAAGAATATAGGATTTACCTATACAAGGTCTACAGAAGTATTACAAGGAGCTGAAGTCATTTCAAAATTAAATAAACTCATGTATTCTAAAATATATTTAGATAAGAGATTTACAATAGTTGCTGATGTAGGAGCTCATCAAATGTGGGCGGCACAATTTATTGATTACAATTACAGGCGTATTCGATTTCTAACATCTGGTGGTTTAGGTTCGATGGGTTACGCTGTACCAGCTTCCATCGGAGCAGCTATTGGTGCTCCTTCAGATTGCGTTATCTGTATATGTGGGGATGGGGGATTTACAATGAGTTTTGTCGAACTTTTGACGGCTGTTGAAAATAAAATCGATGTTAAAATATTAGTGATTAATAATAGTTTTCAACTTATGGTAAAAATGTGGCAGGATAAATTTTATGAAGGGCGACATATGGGTGTTAAAATGAATAATCCACCTTTTGAACTAGTTTGTAAAGAAATGGGCTGTGAAACAATGCGTATTGATATTAATGATGATGTTACTACGAAACTACAACAATTTTTAGAATATAAAGGGGGTCCCATTGTGGCAAATGTAATTACTAATTCATCTGAGTCTGTTTTACCAATGGTATCACCTGGCAAGGCACTTGATGATATGATTGTATTTGAAAATAATGATTTAAAATTGGAAGGTGATGCTCCTTGTTAATAACGTCAAGTATCGAACTTAATTACACCCCTTTAAAAAGGGGTGTAATTAAGTTTCTATTACTTTAATAACTATGTCTGGTATTATTTCTAACTAAAACTATAACTTTGTACCAGATCATTTGTAAGAACAATTGTGCTGTAAAATAAGCCATTTACTATACCTGGTTCATTGTAATTCGTCATAATAAGTTGCATATTCTGAAGATCATATGTGGGACCAGCATAAATATCTATAGAAGATATTAATTTGCTTGATTGTTGTGATAATGTTGAGATAGTTTTAAATTTTCCACCAATATATGCATTTAAATTAACTTCACCAGAGGTATATCCACCATAAAAATATGTAGAAAAGTTGCCATCAAACGCATTTTGACCACCAAAAGATTCATATGATCCATTAAATGGAAATACATTGACATTTACATCAACTGTATCAATTGTAAATTCTGTGTTTGTACTTACTAATATTATATTCTGTTGTGTGTCATTATTAACATTTATTTCAGTAATCTGTAAGAATTTATATATACCTGGATTAATTACACGAATATATGTATTTGTTGTTGGGTTAACTACGTGTAAAGAATTAGGAATGGTACGACTTGAAAATGTAGGCGTTTGTGCATTTCCTGCCATAGTATTATCAAGCTTTGTAGTATTAGGATACACGCTTAGATACATTTTATCGTATCTAACTAATGGAGAAGGAGGTGTAGGTATTTTTACTACTGCTGAACCAGCACCAGATGGATAAGGACCTGACCAACTGGTAACCGGATTTCCATATAAATCTACTCCTGTGAATTTCACACCTAGAGGAATATTAAGATCATTCGTATTCCAGCTTACATTAATAGGTGTACCACGATAGACAAATGTTGAGTTATTAGCCAAATTTGTATCAGATAATTGTACATTACTGGAAAATACCAATGGGCCTGTAAAACTTACCCTTGAGTAGATGAAAGGGTATGATTGGATATTTTTGATAAACATACCCATGGGTGTGTATTTCATATCTATAATATAAGCACCTACAAATGTTGATAGATAAATCTGCTGTATTGTATCCGGTTTTGGAATCGGATTCGATATAGCCATATTAGGTATAAAATTATATGATGTTGGGTTGTATATTTTAGATATAGATAACCATGACGATAGATTTGTAGTGTCTAATGTTACATAACGATTACTATAACTTGAAGGAATATCTATCTGTATAGTGAAGTCCTGATTCATTTTTGCTGATGAAGTACTGATTGCTAATCCATAGTACACATTTGCTCCAATATCTGATACTAGTACATAAAAATTATTATATTTTGTTGCATCTATATTGAGAATTCCTGCCGTAATTGATGATAATCCAGTATCATTAAAAACATTGGTCAATGTTGATATATTATTTACACTGTTCATAATAATACTAGGGGCTGTTTGGAACTGTGAATATGTAAAAGTACTCAAGTCATAAATATAAGTAGAAATTGCGTTATCTATAATTTCTTGATTTATAAGAATAGATGTACTAAGTATCTCAGTTTGAGTAGAGATTCCTATACCTATTTGGGTTGATATATTATTCTGATATACAATTGTTGTAGATATCAAATCTTGTTCATAATTATAGTACAACACTCTACTACTATCTGTATATGATTGGGATGTTGAATTAATTGTTATATTGAAATATGTAAGAGATGAGAACATAAGGGCATTAATTGTTGAATTTGTAGCTGGAATAACTGTACTAATTGTTGAAGTATATAAACTATCTTTTGCCCAAATAAATGTTGAATTAAGTACTGCATTATATGAACTTATACTTTGAACTTCAAGCGATGCGGTTGTTGAATATATAATATAGTTACATGTAGATTGAGTTAAAAAAATTGTAGATGCTGAATATCCTTGAAGATCAATGAATGTTGTATAAATAGCTTGTGTTAATCCCGTTGATAATAATAGATTAATACTATTATTAAAATAATTAATAGTTGATGCGTTTTGTGTGCTTACTGCCTGTATTGATGATAATATGGATGACACTATAACACCTCTTGTAATATAAACAGTGCTAATTGTTGATGCTAATTCCGATTGTATAGTGCTGCGAATACTAGATATTTGGTTTGTTGTACTTACATATACAGTACTTATTTTAGTATTTGTGTAGATTATAGAGGATTGATAACATGATGATACTGTTTGTGATATTAGAGTACTTGTAGTTATAAATGAACTTGTCTGATTTTTAATAACTGTAGAAAATGTTGAATATAGTGTTACTTGACTTGATATTATAGTATTAAATGTACTCTGAGTATATGCAATATTTGCTTCAATAAGTTTTTCTAAGGTTGTGAATTGAAGTCCTCCAATAGTTGAAAATTCATTAAATGTACTAACTGTATATGTCGACAAATTACCAAAAAGAGTACTTGTTGTTATTGTAGAATTACGTGCTACAATTCTGTTTGTACTCTGAAGAGAACTACTTAATGTACGGATGTCCAAATATATTGCATTAGATGTCGATAATGCATTATCATAACTCATTCTGTATAATGTCAATGATGATTGAATAGTCTGATAATTGTTTAATAAATCATTTCCAATATATGTTGAATATTGTTCTATAGATGCATCTGTATATGCTGTATTAATAGAATATGTAGCTAAACTATCTACAAATGTTGATAATGAATATATAGTTGAAAGTCCTATTGAAGCTATAGTCGAACCGATAATAATAATTGTACTTGTAATTGATGAATTATAATTCACAATTGTTGAATTTAGTTGTTTTACTGTTGTTGATAAATCTATGAACTCTTGAGAATTAACTCCCGATGACCAATACGTAGTTCCGTCTCCAGAAGCATAAATATGGAATCCCGATGATATTGGGTTATTTTTATCATCTCTGACATATAGGTTTCTTAACCTCAATGTGTCAATCTCTATATTTTTGATGAGTGACATCCCCTATGCTAACCAATATTTTTGATTTTAAATGAGATGCACTTTTGATTCTGCGTTAATGTATATAATAAACGTTCCATCCGATAGCTAAGGGAATGCTTGGAGGCGGTTTACTTCAATTAGTGGCAACCGGGCGACAAGATATATATCTTACCGGAAATCCTCAAACAACATTTTTTAAACAGGTATATCGTCGTTATACCAATTTTTCAGTTGAAAGCTGTCGAATTGATTTTGATGGAGCTACTGATTTCGGGAAGCTCATTGTAGCAACAATTCCCCGAAAAGGCGACCTTCTTAACACCCTTGTTCTTGAAGTTTCACTCCCGAAGATACCGCAAAGTAATAAAGATGTTATCGATACATCATGGGTCAATGGTATAGGTCACGCAATGATAGACTATATAAGTTTAGAGATAGGTGGAAAAGAGATTGATAGACAATATGGTGAATTTTTACATCTCATGGCTGAACTACAAGTAGATCAGTCTAAACGTAATGGTTTTAACAATATGGTTGGTTATCAAGAAGCTTTTACACAAGAAGCACAACCAGGTCCTTTAAAATTGTATATACCTCTCCGATTTTGGTTCTGTAATAATATAGGCTTAAGCTTACCACTTTTAGCTCTTCAAGCACATCCTGTACGTATTTATATAAAACTACGACCCTTGAGTGAATTATTTTATCGTGATGCTTCCGTAATTGACTGTAATCAGACTCTAAATACAGTAGTAAATCCTATTAGCGTTGTTATGTGGGGTGATTATATTCATCTTGACACAGATGAACGACGACGATTCACTAGCTCTAAACATGAATATCTCATTGAACAATGCCAAATTCAAAGGAGAACTGCAGTAAATGCATCTGCTAGTATGTTAAATATAACTCTTGATTTTAATAATCCTTTAAAGGAACTTATATGGGTTGTCCAACAGGATCGTATGTTACAATCAAATGAATGGTTTAATTATACAAATCGTTTATTAATTGAACAACATGTAAGTCTGGACGATCAGATTACAAATACCATATTACGAATTGATGGGTATGATAGATTTGAAGTTCGTGATGCTAGTTATTTTAGATTAGTACAACCGTATCAACATCATACACGTATCCCTGATAATTATATATATAATTATTGTTTTAGTCTGAATCCAGAAGCAGCACAGCCTATGGGTTCTATGAATGCTAGCCGCATAGACACTATCATATTAGCAATGAATATGAATCAAAATATAGCAAGATACAATGCTGGTGTTACAGTATATGCAACCAATTATAATGTTTTACGAATAGCAGCAGGTCTAGGTGGTATACTATTTGTAGCATAAATTAGGCTTAATTGCTCCCAAAGACAATTAACTTTTGTACTAGATGGTACTGATAAACTTATTATTTGAATAATTTTATTAGTATAAATTCCTATTTTTCTAAGGTTGTAAGGGTGAATAATATTATCCTATAGAGAGTAGTATGTCTTCTCCATTAGAAGATCTATCTGTTGGACAGGTACCACCTGCTTCTTCAACGCATTTTTCAGATATAGATACTTGGAAACATCCCGACCGTAGTTATTATCTTTTTATAACTATATCTATTTTATTTGGGTTTCTTGGTCTTGACCATATATATATAAGATCGTTTAGTACTGGGGCTCAAAAATTTCTTATAAATATTTTTACTTTTGGAATGTGGTATTTTTGGGATCTTATACAAATTATTTTTGATGGTGAAAAAGTTCGAAAAATGGGTATGGATTCACCATTAGAATGGATTCGTGGAATTGGACGTGGTGTATTTCTAGATGTCAATGAAAAACTGAAAATGGATATTGAACATAAAGTAGTGAGAAGTAAAAAAGATATTGTATTTTATGCTATATTAACTATTTTCTTTGGTTTATTCGGACTAGAAAAATTCTACATGGGACAACCATGGCAGGGTATAACAAAAGCATTTACTGTATTTAATTTTTTATTTTTTTTAATTGGATTTTTCTGGGTTATATGGGATATTATACATTTATTATGTTATACTGATTCTCTTATCGAATCAGGAATTTCTCCACCTTTACCTTTCAATTATATTTTTGGAACAACTGAAACAAAAGATGTATTTATTCCACAGATAATATCACAAGATCAATTACATTTAGAAAAAGAAATATTTAAAAAGGCTTGGTCTGTAGAAGGATTTGCAAATTCACACTTCTGGATTTGGAATTGGGATATATGGTTCTGGAATTGGAATTATTTCAGAAGATCATTTGGAATGCGTGATGTACAAGAAAAACGTTCATCTTTTAATTTCTCAGTTCCCGGTGTATATACAATGTTTAACATATCAGATTTAGCAAAACCACCTATAATCCCTTTACCTCCTGGATCTCAACCGCCACCCCCACCAGAATTAACAGTGCCACAATTTGTAAATCTTCGACAGTCTGGAGGTGGTGATAATGATGAAATAGCATCTGGACCCATTATTGCTGGAACAATATTAGCCATTATTATAGGTGGATTTGGTAAAGCCTTATTAGATAATACTAATAAAACCAGTTAAAACCTGCGTATTGTAAATTAGATATTAAGCTAACTAAATAATAAATGCGAACTTTTGATACACATATGGAGTTTGAAGAATATTGGTTTGGAAAAGCATCACCTGTAAAACCAATAGGTTATCGTGCAAATGACAAAGCATTTTTAGTATATTTCTCCGCTACATGGTGTGGACCCTGTAGGCGTTTAGATATAGACACTATTGAAGCTGTTGCAAAAAGTCAAGGAGTCCCATTATGGAAGGTTGAACAAACGGTTAATGATTATACAGCGGGTTTCTGTGATATTTACTCACTACCAACATTTGTTCTTTTTACACCCAAACATATTGTATCTAAAATTTCATCTTCTGAAACAGAAGATATTATTGAGTGGATTAAAAATACATGTGTGCCATTAAATGTATCTAATAATTAATTAATGTCAAGTACAAAAGATATTTTGCCTTTGAGAGCAATTAACTTTTGTATTAGACCTACTTACTAAAGTATCTGAAACTTGACGTTATAAAAATTAATTGCATTGGGTGCAATTAATTTTTATCAGAAGAACTTCAGACTAGGATCCTCTAACGATACACGCTTGGGATTAGGTGAATGACAATCAAGAACTGTAATCCAACTTTGTGTTTCATCCAATAACACATCGTCTATCTTACCTTCATATGTAGCAATATATTTCTGCTGTTCCATATATACTTGCCAAATAACTTTCATCCCAGGCTTCACAAACGCAAAGCGTTCTATTGGATTTCTATTCTTAAATATTCTCTCTTCATCTACATTAGACCTATTAACACCCTTATCCTCATTATTAAACAGTACAGGTTCGAACATTTATTAAATACTTTAAACCTTTGTATCTTCTTTGGATACTTACTAGTTATATTTTACTTATTTACGATTTCAATTTTTTAATATTATAACTTATGACTAAGGTCAAATAACGTCAAGCATCAAAGTTAATTACATCCCTTTTAAAAAGGAGGGGTATAATTAACTTTGATACTTTAGTAACTACGTCTGTATTTTCATAGGCTTTATGAAGATTCTGGAGTTCTTTGCATTATAGATAATCTATATCTTATATACTCTTCGTATGATATAAATTTATAAGGAGCAGTTACTTGTTTTGCGTTATATGATTGGACAAATCCATATATTGTGTTTTGTCTTTTCTGTTGTACAACTTCACCTTCTGTATTTTTTGAACTATACACAAGGTCTCCAATATATGGTTGTTGCATTTACTTTGTGATTAGATTTTTTCTGTGTCTAAATGTTTAATAAAAGATATAAGTTCATCGGCATGTTCTAACGCACCTTCAATCCACTGTGGTTTTTTAGAAAATGATTCACCAACAATATGAAGATTCGGGTATATTATAGGGTAAGGTTGCAATGCTTCTTGACTTAAGTTTTTATAATTTGTATTTGTATTCCAATATGAACATCCGTCTCTCCAAAATTCAGCATATACTTCTATGGGTTTTTCTTTAATATCTAATTCTGGAAATAATGCTGTTGTATCATTGTGAATTTTGTCTTTTAATTCATGTGATTTACCTTTTTTATATAAATCCGTCCATAAATCAATATCACGGGCATCTAAATATGAACTCATTATTAAACCTGTAGATTTATTAATAGGAATTATATTTCGTAATGGCGAATTTGTTACAACACGTGTTGATGGAAACCATGATGAATCTTTATATACTGAATATATTCGTAATAATGGTTCCATTGTAACTGCTTTAACTAAAGGATGTTCAGATGAAAATGGATATATTGATTGAAGAGCATTACGATGAACTGCTAATACTACTCTTGATGCTATATGTTCCTGATATTTACTATTCTTCTCTGATAATACAATGTATTTTCCATTTTTAATATTTACACGATTAACTGTATGTTCATATTGAATTTCTATATTATGTTTTTTTATGTCATGTAGCATCTTTTCAATAAGTGCTGAAAACCCCTCTTTTAGTATATAGAAATTTGAAGTTCCTATTGATTTGTATAAATCAATAGCTGATTCAGCACTTGATACCTCTATTTCAGCTCTATATGGGTATTTATCTAAAAGACTTTTTGCAAATTCAACACCAAAAATCTCTATAGCTAAATCACGTAGGGTTTTTTTACGTTTTATTTCAGTTGAAAGTTCATCCAGTTGTTCGCATATAGCAAGCCAAAATGTTTCGAATGTATTTATTTCAGATTCTTTACTGCCATATGAACGCCAAGATATTTCTTTACTTATAGGGACAATAGTAAGATTATACTCATTTATTAATTTTAACAGCTTTTTGTGATGAATGCTTATGCGTCCTGCTCCACTCTCGTATTGAATCTTTTTATTATTTACTTCTGTATGAATTGTTTGTATTCTACCACCGGCTTTTTCATACTTTTCTATAATGAGAATTTTAGACTTACTATTCTTTTTTTTTGTTTCTAATGCTACTCTTAGACCGGCTATTCCAGCACCAACAATTATCATATCATATTCTTTCATCTGGTTATACCCTAATAAAGGTCATTGTATTTTCTAATCAGTGTGTCATTCTCTTGATATTTATATAACGTCAAGTATCAAAGTTAATTACAACCCTTTATAAGGGGTGTAATTAAGTTTCAGATACTTTAGTAACTACGTCTGTACAAAAGTTAATTACCTTTGAGAGCAATTAACTTTTGTACTAGACGGTATAATAATCCGGGACATTTTAGTAAAAATCTGTTATACTAGACGGTATATACAAATATTGGTTTTGTGTAACGTCAAGTATCGAAGTTAATTACACCTCCTTTAAAGGGATGTAATTAAGTTTCTGATACTTTAGTAACTACGTCTGTATATATTTTATACAAACATCATGGTATTTCCATTCCAATAAAGAGATAAAGTAGGTTGATTCATATTGTTATATTTATTCAATACAGCTAAAGGTAGATCTAAATTTGAATTAATTGGTACTGCATTATTATTGTCTATTGATAAAAGGAGATTAACATCATTATTACTGTAATTTTTAATATAAAAACAGCTATCAGCTTCCAACGAAGATGATACAGATACTGTTAAATTACTAATAGCACTATTTGTTTTTAAAACAAATGTACGCCCTTCCATTTCACTTGTAAGATTGAGTCTATAATCTGTTTCAGATATATTATTTGGAATTAATGATACGGAATGCTTCATTTTAGGTCCTGGCATACCTACAGGTCCTGTTGGACCCATACTTGCCAATGGTGTATGTATGTGTGAATAAACAGCATTTTGATCTTCATAATATACAGTTAATTCTGTATTGTCGTCTCCATTGATTAAATAACTGTATAATTTTATTACAAGTTTGTCTGTAAGAACTAAAGGTATCATATTCACAGTTGTACAATCAAATACTACTTGTGTAAGTGTTTCTACCGGAATCGTATTACTTTTGTTGGATGTTAATAATAATGTTTCTACACCTGTAGAACTAAGCTTGTATATTTCCGCATAAATTGTTGTACTTACTTCACCATATGGTGTAGGCGTTCCTGTTAGTTTTGCCAATAGAACAAAATTAAATGTTCCAGGAGGTATAACCCCTGTATGAATATATGAACTAGATGTGACAAAACTAGCTAAATGAATTTTTTTATCTGTTAAATAACTAACTATCTTTGTTGTTTCATTGTTTTTAGTGGGTAAAGTATCAGCAATCGTATATATACCAGACGTATTTGAACCATTCAAATATAAAACCTGTCCTGATGTAAATCCTCTTGGACCTTGAATACCAGTATAACCAATAGGTCCTGTTGCACCTGTATTAGATGCTGTTCCAGCAGGTCCAGTCACACCCGTTGGACCTATGGGTCCATCTGCACCAGTTGCCCCTGTATTTGTTGCACGACCTGCCATTCCTGGCATACCTGTTGGACCTATAGGTCCTTGTATCCCTGGTTTAGGCGTTCCATATAACGCGGAAAATCGTTTTATTGCCAGCTGTTCACCGGCGTTCATTACATTATTCGTTGAAATTTTTAATTCAATATACGCACCGGGGATTATCGGTACGGGTGTTATCAGATAATTTGTTTCATTGGTTCAAATATTGTATTTATATATAATTCTATTCCTTCTAAATTTTCAGATAGTCGCTCTTTAAAGTTTAAATGTTTCTTTGGCGTGTATCTTATTTCAAGTGATGTGATTTTATCATTGATATGTATCATTTTAAATGAAAACATATTTCTTAAACATACATACAGTATGTGAAAAAAATACGCATAATTTATTGGATAATATATTGATATTAATGTTGTATTTATACCTATAAACGCACCTTCAAATATATTATTACTATATACACATGAATATATCATGGCTTTAATATTTATATCACTAGTAGATAAATAGGATAGTACAGGTATTATAAGGTATAGAATATTAGGTAAATTTTCTATCATTATAAATCGTCTCAATATAAGAATACATATTAAAATATTACGTAAATATACGTGATTTGTTGAATGAAAAATAGTATCATATGTAGTTGGTATTATAATATATTCTGTAATTATAGGTTCATATTCTATTAATAAAGAAAAATACCATTTTTGATATTCTTCTATTTTGTCATCTAAACTTATCATATTTTATAAGTATATACATATTTGTTGTTTAAGTTATTATTAATTATGTAGTGCTATTAATTTGTTAAGGGATAATTTTTTTGAATCGCGTAATACATAGACGGTATCCCATCCATTATCTGAAGTAATCTTATTATTAAGCGATAACTTCTTTGAATGACTGAAATGACTTGGTGTGTTATATTCATTATTGTTTTCTTTCAATACATACCCGTGTTGCGATTGTTGCTTTAATAGAAATGTAGCATTGAATGTTTGCTTCTTGTATGTCATAGATACAGTATCCCCATTATTAAGAGCCATAAGAAGTAATGTATGTTTATTATTTACATTATTTAATGATGGATTTACTTGGTCCTGCTCTTGCTCCTGCTCTTGCTCCTGCTCCTGCTCCTGCTCTTGCTCTTGCTCTTGCTCTTGCTCTTGCTCTTGCTCTTGCTCTTGCTCCTGCTCTTGCTCTTGCTCTTGCTCCTGCTCCTGCTCTTGCTCTTGCTCTAGCTCCTGCTCTTGCTCCTGCTCCAACATATTTTCCTCATATACACATACTGTATGATGGATATTGTTTACATAATTATCTATTCTATTTATAACATTATTCAAACTTATCAACTGCTGTTCCATTTTACAAAGTCTTTCATCAAACTTTAACTTATTATAAAGTGTTTGTAAAGTTTCGATATTGTTTTTTATTTGGTTTCTATTACTAATTAAATTGTAGATATCACCACACAAACTTGCGAATGATATTAATGTTAATACTGAAAGTACTAAATTTAATGTGGATACTGGATTGTTATTCGCTTCATTTTGTATAATTTCCATAAGTTTCTCCATTTTTTTTAATTAATATAGAGAATATTCATTTATGTCAATTTTTAGAATAATAACTATCATTCTCTTTATATTCAGTGACTAAAAAGAGATTAATATATATTATATTGTATTATATTGTATTATATTGTATTAGATACTCAGTTATTTATAGATATTAGATGAGAAAATTCCTTTGTTAAATATTTATGGAGAGATTGTGCATAAGGATATTTTCCTAGACGTGATAGAAATCCAATAACCCATAAATTAAAACATACAACTGTACGATCATTTTTTTCAGACCAATGTGTATGAATAGAAAGGAGAGACGATCCGTTTACTCGTATACCAGAGGTTGGTACCGTTTCATTCCTAAAAATACTCCATTGTTTCTGAAGATTTATACTAGATTCTGTTGACTGATACATACGCCACCAACCGTAATTATTTTGGATTGGGAAATAATGGATCTCATCCTTATTAAAAAAACTCACAACATCTTCTAGTGCAGCCTGATCGTAAAAACGCGAAGTCTTTGAGGCTTCTCTCCAAATATTCGGTACCCGCTTATCAGAAGTCCAAAGAAATCCTGCATTATATTTTCCATATCTTTCTTCGTCTATTGGTTTAATCATATGTGGACTTACACCTATCTTAGCATTTGTTATCAGAGGCAGAGGACCCATAAAACAGATATCGCTATCAAAAAAAAATACTGCATCTTCTGTTTTTAGAGCAATATCCATTATTGTTGCTTTTTCCATCATAAAATCCTCCCACATAGTTTTATATTCAATGCCATTTTGTGCTGTTAAACGTTTTCTAGATATTTCTTGTTCTGATTTATATTTATCTAAACCCAATGTAATAACTAGGGGTCCTTTATAAAATGTATTTGCTATTTCTGATGTTTGTTTATCACACAATAGATAAACTGTAGGTTTTTCTGTATTAAATAAATCTAATGTAAAAAAAAATGTTTTTAAATCTTGTATAGCATTAAATGTTGATATAGTACATACAGCAACCATTCTTATTTTATAAGATATACGAACTGTTTATATCCACTTTGTTGTTAACGTCAAGTATCTTTTTTATTGTTGTCTAATAGAAGATGGTTTACAGCCAAATATGTGATTGGTTGAAAGATTTTGTTGAAGAATCCGTTGATGGTTCTATAGAATTAGTTGATATTTGGGATTGTACTGAATGGATAAACGATTCTGAAATTATTTCTATTTTCTCTGATTTTGTCCTACCGACTTATAAATTTAAAAAAACTCGTAAAGACGCTCTACAAATACTTCATGCTCTTATTTGGGAATTCTACCAATTTAAACGAGCGGAAGCTCTCTGTTTACTTAAAGATGATGTCAGTGCTTATGAAAGATTGAAAAATACAGTAAGTGTACCCCAGCATTCTCTACAATGGTTACAAGATAAAAGGGAACTTTTAACGGCTAGTGAGTTTGTTAATATTTTAAAAGACGGAGAGAGTCGTCTTAATATATTGAGAGAAAAAACAGCCAAAAAACTTGATGATATAAATGTAAATAGCGTGGTTGCTATTAGCTCACAAAATGGTTCACTTAACCCTAGGGCGTGGGGACATCGATTTGAACCAGTTATTAGACAAATATATACTGCTCTTAGCAATAAAACCGTTTTTTCTGAAATTGGAAGAATTAAACATGCAAAACTAGATCGTCTAGCTGCTTCACCCGATGGTGTGATCTCAAATGGGCGTCTTTTAGAAATTAAAGCACCATTTAGCCGTAAAATAGAGAAACATAATATACCCTATGAATACTATTGTCAAATGCAAATACAAATGGAAGTATGCGATGTAGAATCTGTGGAATATTGCGAATGTATTTTTAAGAGCGATAATACATTTATTGATATAAATAGTCAGAATACACCCAAATATGTGGGTACAATAGTTGTCTATGGAGAAGCAAATAACTACACTACTTGGAAATATCTATATTCACCTTTGTTTCCAGATACAAGTGAAGGGAGACATATGGCATTATCATGGGTGCCTCAGACAGAATATACACATGATCCCGATTGTAATAAATGCACAATAGATATAAAAGGGGTTGATGATGCAAAATTTGTGACTTGTGATAGATGTAAAGAATATTCAAATTCATTTATACTCGAAAAAAAGGTTTGGCAAATTGAAGATTGGCAATTAATAACTGTTTTACGCAATCGACGTTGGTGGACTAATATAGGATTACCTGCATACAATAGTTTCTGTGCCGACTTAACAAAAGCTAATTTGGATCCAATGTTTCTTGCACCTCAAAATGATTTTTCAAGTAAAAATAAGATTAATTATCCAATGTTCATAGATGAAATATAAATATTAATTATAATGTCAAGTATTGAAGTTAATTACACCCCTTTAAAAGGGGCGTAATTAAATTTCCGATACTTTAGTAACTACGTCTGTGCAAGACGGTAGATGGTAATTATATGTATTACTGACCATATACACACTTTAACGATTCAGGGTGACTAAGCCCTTTAGGTATAGGGCTTCCGATAGCACCTTCGCGTGGTGTATAGAATGACCCCACTAGTTCTTTATAAGGACTGTTACATGTATCCGGATATGTATGTATATAATTATTTGTTCGTTGATTATAGTCACCTAATTTTTGCGGTATAGTGTGTCCATCTTGTTCCCAACATTGTTGTTGAGTCAAAGTACCAAATTCATTCATCGGTCGTGATATTTCTATTTTATCTTTTAATAGGTGCGATGGTCCTTCTTCAGTGATGTCGGGGCTAAGTTGTGATACTTCTGTAGAACTATCAGGTCCGTCGTACAATTTTTCATTGTCAAAACCCTCTTCGTGTTTAAAGCGCTGATCACCTAGTAATTTTAAAATAAACGTACCTAGAAAAAATAAAATTAGAATTACCAAAATTTCATATAGTTTTATCATCCCTATTTATCGAAAGGTATTTTCTTTACCGTCTACCGTCTAGTATAAAAGTTAAATGCCTTTGGGAGCAATTAACTTTTATACAGACGTAGATACTAAAGTATCGGAAACTTAATTACACACTTTTTAAAGGATGTATAATTAACTTCTATACTTGACGTTAGTATAAAAAACTATCCATTAAAGAACGATCGTGATGATTACAATATGTATTACAAATACATTGTGACCGTTTCTCTGATACAATATATAAATGAAAGAAATATATACCCTTATCAAAACCTAACATAGTTGCTGTACCTGTTGTAGGATATGCACGATGAATACAATCCGTAAAAACATGTCGGTTTGTTCTAAGAATTAGTTTGTTCATACAGAATCTATTGCTGCGTCTTGAAATTTTGCGTAAATTTTCGTAAATTTCATGTTTTTGAAATTTATTACAACCTGCCCAAAATCCACGTAAAATTAAGGTATCTGTAGATGATGGTGTAGTCTCTAAGATTGTTTTTAATGATGGATTACCAGAGCGTCGTACAACAAATTCATCTGTATCTAAAAATAGTGTCCATGTTGAATTTGAGAATTTTTTAAGGGCGTGACTGTATGCCGAATTTTGTCCTGTTATTATTTCATCAGGGCCTGTATAGTCTTCCCCTAATGTTTTCTTATTTTTTATGATGGTTTTATATGGGATATTCCATGGAATGTATATAACATCTTCTCTTAATAGCAGTTCATCAGGTATCTTTTCACTTGAATTATTATCATATAATAGAAATCTTTCAATTCCATGTACCCTTTTATAGAAATTTATAAATTTTGGAATTCTAGACCATTCATTTTTAAAAACTAAACAAAGTTGACTGAGATGGATTGTCTCAAATTCTATAACTTTTATTTTCCAATCTTTTTTATTAAAATTTATTGTTTCCATTTTGTCGAATTTAAGAAAAATAGCTACATTATATGTAAGAACCCTATGTATTTCTAAAGAAGAAGGAATATTTTGGCTAAATTTATTCTGAATTTCATGATCTGAAATTTCAATCCAAATGGCAGGATTTAGATCCATATATGTTTTATCGTTTATAGTATAAATATCTATTACACCATGGTCTTCCATCTATAATTTAATCATTTTGTTGAACCTTAAGCAGAATTTCAAAATTTAAAAAATTTCGAAATTTTGATTTTTTGAAATTTCGAAATTTCTAAATTTTGAATTTCGAATTTTGAATTCTATAACGTCAAGTATCGAAGTTAATTTCACCCTTTAAAAGGGGGATGTAATTAAGTTTCCGATACTCTAGTAAAAGTTAAATGCTCCCAAATGTATTTAACTTTTTTACTAGACGGTAACTTAAATTTAATACATCCGGTATATTCTTTTATTTATAATAAATAAAAATATATATTCAGCTATTAAAACAAATCTAAAGCTCTCCATAATTAAATATGTATTTTTATTAGATGAATACACGCAGATATAAAAGAACTATTCGTTTTATGCGTAAGAACGGTGGTAGGATGCGTTCGCGAAAGCTTATCAATGGACAAAAATTTCATTTTTGTTTAGGAGGTACAAATTCACCTAGAGCTGAACCTATGTCTTTAGAAATACAATACAGAAATGCATGTAAAGCGTTAAATACTAATATTGGAGATAATGAAAACAAACGTGATATTATTAAGGGATACTTGAAAAAAATGTATGGAACAAGTAAAACCTGGAAGGCATTACGTCGTGGTAATATTCAAGACCATAAATTTGATACAGTATCAGAGGATACTAAAATACTTGTTAAAAAAATGCTAGATATTATTATTAAATTATTGGCGGATCGTTCTGAATTAACAGAAAAACGCATTATAATTGGTTTATTACATCACAATCTATACTATAAAACATTAGAGCAATTAAATAATAATAATAACAATAATAATAACAATAACAATAATAATAACAATAACAATAATAACAATAATAACAACAATAATAATAGTGTAGTATCGTCTAACTATGAATCTAACTATTATAACTCCAATTACAACGAAAAACCAAACAATTTGAATGACCCTAGTCCTATAACATATGAATCTAATAATAGAAGACACAATAATAATAACAATGACGAACCCATAGAAAGTCCTTAAATAACGTCAAGTATCGAAGTTAATTACACCCCTTTCAAAAGGGGGTGTAATTAGTTTCTCATACTTTAGTAACTACGTCTGTATAAAAGTTAATTGCCTTTGGGAACAATTAACTTCGATACTTGACGTTATCATACTTTCATAATAAATATTTTCAAAATTCGATATATTTATAGCTTTCCAAAATTCAGTACCTATTGATACTTAAAATTGAGCCCGGCATTCGTTTATTTTCATTATTAAAATGAACATTAGTATTTCAGATATGGTTACTAACGATGATATGTACGTAGTTAAACGTAATGGTTTACATGAACCTGTGGCATTTGAGAAGGTTGTCGAACGCCTTCGTAAATCAGCAACGGGTCTTCATGTAAATGTGACTGCCGTTGCTCAGAAAGTGCTTGCACAAATTGTGAATGGTATTAAAACATCCGAATTAGACGTTTTGAGTGCATCATTGGCTATTTCAAATGTTACAGTCAATCCAGATTATGGTATTCTTGCCGCAAATATCATTATTAGTAATCATCAAAAAAATACACCTTATAGATTTGCCGATGCAATGAATATTCTTTATTCACAGACAAATACTTTGGGAAAATCAACACCGTTAATTAGTGATGAACTACACAATATTGTAAATAAACATGCTGAAGAGATTGAAGCCTGTATTGTATATGATCGTGATTATATGTTGGACTTCTTTGGATTCAAAACATTAGAAAAGGCATATTTATTAAGAGGAGCGAATCATGTAGTAATAGAAAGACCGCAACACATGTGGATGCGTGTAGCTCTAGGTTTATGGGGTAATAATTTATCAAAGGCATTTGAAACATATAATATTATGAGTACTAAATTATTTACACATGCTACACCAACATTATTTAATTGCGGAACACCCCGCCCTCAACTCTCCTCTTGTTTTCTATTGTCAATGAAAGATGATAGTATTACAGGAATTTATGACACCTTAAAAGACTGTGCTATGATTAGTAAATTTGCTGGTGGAATAGGACTTCATATCCATAATATTAGAGCAAGCGGTTCAAGAATTTATGGAACAAATGGAACTAGTAATGGCATTGTACCAATGTTACGTAACTTCAATATGACAGCACGTTATGTTGACCAAGGAGGAGGAAAACGAAATGGTTCATTTGCTATATATTTAGAACCATGGCATGCTGATATTCAGGATTTTCTAAAACTCAAGTTAAATAATGGTAATGAGGAAGAGCGTTGTCGTGATTTATTCTATGCAGTATGGGTACCAGATCTCTTTATGGAACGGGTACGTGATGGAGGACAGTGGACCCTCTTTTGTCCTTCAGAAGCTCCTGGATTAGCCGATGTTGTAGGAAATGATTTCAAAACCCTCTATGAGAAATATGAGTCTGAGGGACGGGGACGTTTGTCATTACCTGCTCAAAAACTATGGTTTGATATTTTAGATGCTCAAATTGAGACAGGAACTCCGTATCTTGTATATAAGGATTCAGCAAATAAAAAAAGCAATCAACAGAATATCGGTGTAATAAAAAGTAGTAATCTTTGTTCAGAGATTATAGAGTATTCTTCTCCTGATGAGACAGCAGTTTGTAATCTTGCTTCAATGGCTCTAGCGTCTTTTGTAAAGGACGGCTCATTTGACTTTACCTTATTTAGAGATACAGTGAAAACAGTGATTACAAATCTAAATAGAGTTATTGATATAAATTATTACCCAACAGAAGAAACACGACGCTCTAATATGCGACATCGCCCTGTAGGATTGGGTGTACAAGGGTTAGCGGATGTATTTGCTTTACTTCGTATTCCCTGGGAGAAAATGGAGGATGGGCGTGTATCTGGTAATCCTGCTGCTATTCTATTGAATAAACGCATATTTGCACATATGTATTATGCAGCTGTTTCAGCTTCTGCTGATTGTGCAGAGATGGATGGTCCTTATAGTACATTTGAAGGTTCACCTGCTTCCAAAGGATTATTACAATTTGACCTTTGGTCTGTTACACCTCTAGAAGATGATGGCTTAAATTGGGTTGATCTAAAGAAACGTGTAATGAAGGTTGGACTACGTAATTCACTTTTGATTGCACCTATGCCTACTGCTTCGACATCACAGATTCTAGGATTCAATGAGTGTTTTGAGCCATTCACCACGAATATCTATACACGTCGTACTCTAGCAGGAGAGTTTATCCAAGTAAACAAATATTTAGTATCTGAACTTATTACACTGGGAGTTTGGACTACAGAACTCAAGGATAAAATTATTGCTAATTCAGGTTCCGTGCAGGGTCTCAAGGAAATACCATTAGATATACAGATGCTATATAAGACTGTATGGGAACTAAAGCAAAAGACACTTATAGATTTAGCAGCAGATAGGGGAGCCTATATATGTCAGTCACAATCACTTAACCTATTTGTAGCGGATCCTGATTATTCAAAACTCACCTCTATGCATTTCTATGCGTGGAATAAAGGGTTGAAGACAGGTGTGTATTATCTACGCACTAAAGCACCCGTTTCAGCCCAACAATTTACCGTTGATCCTACACTAAAAGCTAGTGTTGCAACAAAGGTAGAAGAAAAAGAATGTCTAATGTGTTCTGCTTAGAGTGGACCATTATATGGGACCATATTCATGCTATATAAATGATTAGGTGATGAAAATCCACCTATAACCATATTAGTACCATTCCCCTGATTATTCATATATAGCTTAGGCATTGACTTGGTTTTTATAATTGGTTTGCGTGTTGTAATTTTTAAAATTATAATTATAACAACCAATATTAATAGTGATATTAATATGATTTTATAATTCATCTTATAATATGATTATATACTTTTAACGTCAAGTATCGAAGTTAATTACACCCCTTTAAAAAGGGTGTAATTAAGTTTCCTATAGTTTGGTAACTATGTCTGTACAAAAGTTAATTGCCATTGTACAAGACGATAGTCCTACGGATTTTAATGAGAAGCAGGTCTAGGTCCGGGAAATGATTCAGGTTCAGTCATATACAATATGTCATTTACAACCTGGCGTTTTTCATTTTCTAAATTTTTGTTGACTTCTTGTTCGGATGATACACGTGATGAGGCTAATTGTTGCAAAACCCCACCTTGACTGGCTATAAAATGTTCCATTTTCGGAGTTAATCTAGCAAGTTCATGTAGCTCTTTTTTTGTTTCTTGCATAATAAATTTCTCAACCGTATTATGATAATGTAACGCAAGAATTACAAGTGGTGATAAAACTATTAAAATTCCTATAATAGCAAATGACAAATCTTTTTTCATCCTAATGTATAGAGGGGGAATTCTCTCTATGAATTATACATAAACGGAACACTTATTTTAATAATTATATGTCTATTTCTATTTTTTCAGTGAGTTATTTTGAAAATGAAATTCAAGTTAATATCATGATAAATAAAACTGCTGAGGAAGCATATTTAGCGATTCCTTCTCACATTTTTACAGATATATCATGGAACACATATGGAAAACAAGAGATTTTTAATAATATTAAAGGGCTTCTAGTTGGAGAATCTTTTCGTATTGCATGGAATGGTAACACACACAAGTATATTTTGATAACAAAGACAGCAATGTCATCTAATAAGTTGACGGATGTACATACATACGAATCATCGGATGATGATATTGTTGTGAATATTCATGATGAATCGACAGATAATATTATAGAAGATGTAATAAATAATCCATCTGTTATATATCGCAATTTGAAAATTAAATTACCTCCTAGTCCGGATTTGGAAGATAAAGATAAAGATAAAGATAACTATCCTGTACTCTGTGTAAGATATATTATAAATATATCCAATTGGGTTAAGAAAATCATTATGAATGGTTTTGAAGAATATATTTTTTCTTTCAAATAGTCTATTTCAAAAGTCAGAACTGTGTTTACAATTATGAAGTTCATTTCCATAAGTTCAAGTATGTAAGTTAATTACACCCCTTTAAAAGAGGTTTAATTAAATTTCATATACTTTATACAGACATAGTTAAGATCCACTTTGTAATAAGACTTTAACTAATAAAAAATCTATATTATTTTACTAAATAAATGATATATTTTATTTTTGTTTGTTTTTGTTTGTTTTTGTTTATGATATTAATATTGGTATGGTGTGTTATCTTATACTGATTATAATATTATAGAAGCTCAGCAAAATTATTAGGCAAAGTCGTAATACTGGTAGAATAGAATTTTTCTATCTCCTTTAGATCGCGAAGCTCTGATGGGGTAACTAGATTGATAGCTACTCCCTTTCGTCCAAAACGTCCTGAACGACCAATACGATGAATATAATTTTCACGTTGAATAGGAAGTTCATAATTAATAACTAGAGATACCTGTTGTACATCAATACCACGAGCTAGTAAATCGCTAGATACTAGAACACGGGATGCTCCTTGACGGAATCTGTTAATACAGGCTCGTCTTTCTTTGGGATCCATATCTCCATGAATAAAACTGACCTCAAATCCATTTTCTTGAAGACGTTTCGCTAAATATTCTACCTTTGTTCTTTGATTTACATAGATAATAGCTTGAGCAATATTCATCTGTTGCCAAAGATCACATAGACAATCAAACTTCCATGCTTCTTGTTCAATATCAACATAATACTGACGAATACCCTCTAAAGTTACTTTCTCAGGAGGAAGCAAAATACGTACAGGATCTTTGAGAAGACGCTCTGCTACATCCAAAACCTCTTGAGGCATTGTTGCAGAGAATAAAGCAACCTTTGTTGTAGATGGAAAGCCCATATTTAGAATACAATCCATTTGGTCGCGAAAACGTCCCTCTAGCATTTGATCAGCCTCATCTAGAATAAGAACCTTAATTGAATCACGTCTTAAAGCATTTCTCTCCATCAAATCATAAATACGTCCTGGAGTGCCTATAAGGACATGTGCACCTCGTTGTAATGCTGAAATATCATCTCGTACAGGAATTCCACCGGTGGCAGAATGTACCGTAATTGTTGTATGATGGCTTATACCCTTCACTACAGACTCAATCTGTTGTGCCAACTCACGGGTGGGAACAAGAATAAGTACTTGTGTAACTGGAAGTTCTGGATCTACACGACTCAATGAACCAATAGTGAATGTACCAGTCTTACCAGTACCTGATTGAGCCTGAGCCATTACATCATTGCCATCCATTATAGGCTTAATCCCACGTTTTTGGATTTCCGATGGCTTCTCAAAACCAAAGGAGAATACACCACGCAGTAGTGATTCAGGAATACCCATTTCATCAAACTGCTCATAAATTCGTACACTATTATCTGAAGGTCCTTGTGCCATTTTTCTTTTGATTATCTTCGTAATGTTATTATGTATTCATTTTTTTAGGTCCTTTGGTTAAAAAATATCAATATCTTGATAAAATACATTAAAAATTATATTGTCAAATATGTTTTCAAATAATTATATACATTTTAGTTTTTATGATAATGAATATAATAAAAACTAAATTTAACCCTGGTGGGATTCGAACCCACGGTCTTCCGCTTAGAAGGCGGACGCGTTATCCACTGCGCTACAGGGCTTCAATATATACTATACATATACGTTTAAGTCAAAACACATATAAAGACTTCTTTTCATTTATTAAATAAATGAATTGTATATTATGTGATTCACCACTATTAGAAAGTGATAAAAAAATAGAATATGAATGTGGTTGTCATACTGTTCATTCAAAATGTATAGTCAAAGAGGCATATAAAAAAGGGACAGCTTTTGCTGTATTACAATGTAATACATGTTATATAGATTTAATTGATTTTGAATTAGATATTTATGAAGACAACAACACTACCGGATTAACAGATCGCGTACGAAATTTATTAACTAATTCTAATTTTAAAAATGATCTTAAAAAAATTAAAAATAAGTATTCCGAATTTAGTAACACAAATGCTATTTGTAATAAAAATATCAATGAACATTATAATAATTTTAGAGAAGCTAATGCTACGAATATATCTAATATAAAGATATCAAAACGCAATACTATTAATGAAATTAAATCATCTAACGAGTTTTTGGACCATAGGAGGGCTTATAAGGGTTTTTTTACATCTTTGAGTAATTTCTCAAAAAAATACAATTTAAATTGGGCTGAAATACTTATGTTAAAATTAAGACATGTAAATAGACGACGATTCATAACTGGAGCAAACAAAATTGCAAGAAAATTTAGAATAGTTATTTAGACTAACATCAAGTATTGAAGTTAATTACACCCCCTTTAAAATGGGTGTAATTAAGTTTCATATACTTTAGTAACTATGTCTTTACAAAAGTTAATTAGCTTTGGGAGAAATTAACTTTTGTACCAGACGGTACTTTATTTATATAAAATTTGAATACACTTAAACTAAAACTTATCTAACAAAATATAGAGACAATGCGGTTTTGCCCAGTTTGTAATTATTACCTTTATCTTGCGAATAGTACTGATACAAATTCACTAAATCTTCAGTGTCGTCATTGTGGTTATAACGAAGCTATGGAGCCAAAATCATCCAATGATGCACTTGTTTTAGAGACAAATTTTCAAACAAGTGGAACTACAGCTGGTTTAGGAGCAAGTGGTGTAACTGTAAATTCATATACGTTAGCTGATCCTACACTTCCTCATACACAGACATTAGAATGTCCTAATAACGTATGTGAATCTAATAAGAATCTTTCTTTACGTGATGTGATCTATCTCAAGACTGATTCAGCTGGTCTTAAGTTTCAATATATCTGTACTGTTTGTCATAAACAATGGCATACATAATTATATTTATTACAATAAATATTATAATTTTTTAATTTATAAATTTTTATTTTGTGATTTCAAATAATTTACAATCTAGTATAAAAGTTAATTGCCTTTGGGATGAATTAACTTTTATATAGACGTAATTACTAAAGTATTGAAAACTTAATTACACCCCTTTTAAAGGGGTGTAATTAACTTCGATACTTGACGTTAGATTATTTAATTTTATACCCGACATTCTTTAAATCAAGACATAAATCGGGCTTAAAATAGTCAACTGACATTTAGTAGTAGAGATGTCTAAATCAAGACCATCTAATAATACAACAATACGAAAACCTGAACCAATTGGACAAATGAGGAAGATAGTTAGTTTGTTAGATAGAGGAGATGCGGATGAATATTTTTATCCACCCGACACAACAAATACTGTATTTCAACCAGAATTTCAACCATATTATAATTTTACACAGGAGACCATTGAATTACCTTATACCGGTGCTGCTAATTGGGGACAGAGAATAACCTTTTCATTACCGTTTCCTTCTCTTGGAGACTGTTTATCATGGATAACACTGCGTTTCTCTCCTAATAGTTGGCTTCCTAATATTGTAATCGATTATTTAACTCGGAGCCAACCAAAACGTTGGGAATATACTGATATTTCTGGTCAGGCATGGACATGGACAACACGTTTAGCGTCAGCTGCACTAGAATTAGTTGAAATGGAGGTAAATGGGATTGTTATTGAAAAATGGTCTGGTGATTGGATTGATATATGGCAAAAAGTATACCTGGATTCATCAAGATCATCCGGATATGAAGATTCTATATCAGGAAGAATAAATACAGAACTAAATCCTGGTATAAATACATTCATAAATCAAGAACAGAAGGTTTTTTTTGATAATCCTGCAGGAGAAGGTACACCCATTGATATAAAGACACTTAATAATTCTTCACTTATTTCTCCAACTGAAGATGGAAATGTATATATATATTTACCTTTCTGGTTCGCACGTAGAAAAAATGCTGCTTTCCCTTTAGTATCTATACAGGGCGAAGGTAATATTCGTTTTCATATTACATTTCGAAAGTTTGAAGATGTTATACGACGTGTATGTGGTCCAAGAAAATGCGGTGAAACAATGCTAGGTGGAGTTATTGATATTAATAATAAAAATTCAGATATTCTTGAAACAGTCACATTTAATTTACCAATTGTTCCGCCAATATTAAAAGATGCTGTTCTATTATGTGGATTTATTCAACTGGAAAGCGAACTACGTAACGCATATATTCATAATAAACACGAAGTTCTTTGGGATTCTGTTATAAATATTCCATTCAATGAACCTATAAAATATGCTACTAATACAATGGGAGGAGATACAATTACAGTATCTTTACCACTAGACGCTGCAAATGGACCTGTACGTGAAATTATATGGTTTGTACGTCGTAAAGCTATATATAAATACAATTCATGGGCAAATTATGGTGCATATATGGAAGATGAAATTGATCCTATTTTTAATCCACAAAGACCCCTTATGAAAAAAGCAGTTTTAAGAATGGGTACAGTTGTATGGGCTGATCAAGATGAATTATGGTGGAGACAACGTGGTGCACTAAGTCACGTAGGAAGTTCTCAAATCATGTCATCTTATATTTATGCCTATAATTTCGGAGAAGACCCTTCTAAATTTGGACCTACTGGTTCTGTGAATGCAAGCCGTATTAATATACGCCTTGATTTAACAATTCAACCACCTGAAAATGTAATGGATAAAGAATGGGAAGTACAGGTCTATGTATTAGCTTACAATTGGATTCGTTTCGAAAATGGAATAGCTGAACGACTATTTACAGATTAATGATTAATACAAAAGAACCATCCTTTATTAAATCTGCTTGAGAATAATTAATATAACCATTTGTATCTTTTATTAAGGTTCCCTCTCCATCAAGTACCAAATTATAATTAGCGATATTATCGTTTGTAATTTTGTTATCTAAAACATACTCTTCAATATCGATCTTTATATTTGTTCTTGTAACTAAACATCTTGGACAAGCTTTTTCATTTCTATTAATTCCAAACCATGAAGCTGAACCTGCATAGTGTATATCCTTATTTAAATTTTCTGATTTTGGATATAAATATGCTACAAATGTCAAGCTTTCTCTAGGAATGGGGATATCTATTAGTTCAACAAAGGCTTTTGTTTCTTGTTCTGGAGTTGGTTTGATAATTTCATATGTATAAGGTAGCTTTTCAATATGTAGCATATCTTTCAATAATAAATATGATGATGTATAATTAAGCCATCCGTACAAATATTTGTCATAATCTCGACTATATACATAGTTTTTATAAAACGGAGCTTGTGTTGATTCATATGTTTTATCTAAGATTTTATCAGGATATATAGATTTAGTAAATCGGTCTGTATTTTTATACATCCAAGTATAAAAATGTCTATCCATATTACAATGATGTAACCAAAATATAGGATCAAAAGCTGATATACTTATATCACTCATATTTCCATTTTTACCACCAATAATATCATGGAGCTGATTATGAGGAGTTTCTAATGGAACATAATCGGCTACTACATTTGATGGCTTATAAGTTACTGGTAGAGAACTAAAACGCTCATATGTAGCAGCATATAGAGCATTATTTAGCTGTTTTTTAACAGTATTCAACTGCGAACATTGCCGTTTTGTTTTAGGAGTTAAAAACCCCCCTCTGGTAATCTTTGTTTTTACATTATTTACGTAATAATATGCAGAAGCTAGTGGATTATCTATAGTTATTTGTTTTTTATCGTAAAAAATAGTAATAGTTGGTTCATTAATAAATGTAAAATCATCTGAAAAATTAGTTAAATCTAAATATGGTAATGTAATATAATCAGAACTATTTGATCTATTGTACTTATTTAGTAATAACTCAAACTGATAAATATATGGAGTATGCCACGCTATAAAGGAATATACACCATGTTTACAATAAAATGGTTCACCTGTTTCTCCAATTTTCGTAACAGTTTTTGTGTCTGTTGGGCATAATACTCCAGGATCATTTGGTTTGAAAGTATTACCATGAATTCCACAAATTCTGTACCAATCATCTGATTCTTCTAAATGTTTAAGAGCCATTATAAATCTCCCAAATTTTTCGGGATGATTTTTTCTTAGGTCAATTATATTCAATCTTTTAGGTTTGCCACTTATACTTGCCATTTATTCTTTGATGGTCATTTTATTATAGATTATTTAACGCAAATAGATCATTTAGGGTCTAAAGCTTGTATGTAATATATTTTCATATTAAATGGATTCTGTTGAAAATTTTTCTAGACATCTATTTAGTGAATCACCTGGATTACCTGGTTCAGTTTCACTAGATGTAGATGTTGAATCACCATCTGAGTTTTTTGAAGTACTTCTTCTTATTATGACATACGGTATGCAAAAATGGTACGGAAAAAGAATTAATATAGCAGATGTTAGTACAGAACATATACTTTTATTACAAAAATATTTTTTGTCGTTTGGTGTAATTTTACATGTAGATAAGAATATCGAACCCTCTATATACGCTATTGATAATAAGGAGTATTGTCAAAAAGATAATTTAAATGATATGGTATTTACAGTTGTGGCACATAAATCATTGTATTCTGTTTATTTTTCATTTGCTCCTGGTTTTGCACCTAAATGGGTATAACTCAAGATTTTAATTTTATATTGAATTTGTTGAATACAATATAAAATACATATACCGTCTAGTACAAAAGTATCGGAAATTTAATTACACCCCTTTTTAAAGCATGTAATTAAGTTCGATATTTGATGTTATTACTATTTTGTTCTATTAGATCTTGTTATACTTACACTGAGTGAATGAGATATTGTAGAAGATGTCGATACTGAGATTGTTCTGGAATTAGTTATTGACTTTGTAAACGGTCTTGTTGTTGGAATTCCTGTTTTTGAGCGGGTTTGTGTTAGCGATGTTGTATAGGATACAGATGTTGTTATTGACTTTGTAAATGGTCTTGTTGTTGGAATTCCTGTTTTTGAACGGGTTTGTGTTACCGATGTTGTGTAGGACACTGATG